CCGTCAATCGCAGGATCAAAGCCCAATTTGGATCGGCCGTAAAGGAAATGGACCCGGACATGCTGGATGCGGTTTCTTTACTCAAGCGGGACTTGGCCCGGCTGGTTGCTCGCATGATGACGGACAAGGCGGAATACCCAGAAATGAAGCGGCGGATGTGGGCATTGATTGAAAGGTCCGCGACGGCTTTTTTTGACAAGCGGGCTGCCTAATGGACATCGACCAACTATCCACTCGGATAGGCCAAGGCGGCATGACCGAACCAGATAGGGAATGGATGATTTGCTTAAACGATCTCATGGAGGAGGTTGGAATGGACGGGCTAATTCAAGCGGGGATGACGCTGGAAAAGGCCAGATCGTTTACCGGACTGCTCGCGCTGGCGAACAGATTCAGCATCAACTGATAGGGGGATCAAGATGGAAAACGGCCACACCCTTTTAACCGACCTGGACCGCCAAGAGGCGGTCAGGCGCATCGCAAAAAGCCAGGCCGAGTTGATCGGCCTCAGCTTCAAGCCGGCCATCCGCACCGGGCACTACGCCCGGACCCTGGTGGCTCGCGGTTATTCCGCAGCCCGCGCCCTAATCAGCGCCAGGGAGTACGCCCGCGACCTCATGCAGTACGGGGATTATTGGGCATGAGCACCACCCTCACCCTCACCCCGGAGCAGCAGGCGCAACTCGCGCCCCTTCTCCAGTCTCTCCAGCAGATGGCCGACCAGGGTCAGCCTGGCGCCCTGGTGGCCAAATTCTACGGCGGCAGCGCCAGGGTGGTCTTGATGGATCAGAACCAGGCCAACCGCTTTAACGCCGCGATGCAGGCGGCGGGGGTGGCGGAATGAGCAGCAACCTAGAGCGGTTCTCGCCGGAGGAAAAGTCCCTAATCCGGGCCAAAGAGGAGGCCCAGAAACGGGTGCGCGGGGCAATATTTGCCGGCCGTCCGTCTGAGGATTGGGCGCAGCGCGTGGTTGAGCGCACCGCCGCCCTGCTGGCCTATCGGCAGGCCAAGGGTCTTCTGACTGAGACGGGCAAGCGGATCCCGTACCGGGCCGCGAAGAAAAAGGTTTCAGAAAAGCGCCCATGGCAGGTCGGGATCGCCGAGACGGTCAGGATCGTCCCAATCGACCTGACCATGTACGAAACGGAGTTCGAGAAAGAACAGGCTGCCCGGCGCTGTTCGGCGGTGCGCTTCGCGGTGGAAAAGCAGCAGGCCGCCGACCGAATTAAGGCCGGCCGCGAGGCCAACAAAATGCGGGTGGCCGCCATCGCGGCAGCCGCGCCCAAGAAACCTTTGTACGCAAATTGGGAGTAGGACAATGGGAATTTGCACCTTTACCCGCGATCTGGCCCGCTTTCAGGCCAGGCAAGCCGCAGAGGCAGAAGCCGACGCAGGACTGGAGCGCGAGTGCTCCCTGGTGCGCTCAATCTGCTCCCTGGACGAGTTGGAGTCGGTCGCCAGGGGCGCCGAGATCGCCGTTTTGGAAGCCCTGGTCGAACGCCTAGCCGAGCGGCGCATCCAGCGAGCCCAGGCCGCAACTGCCGAGGAATCCTCGGCAGATCGGTACGAGGAAATCAGAGAACACTGTTTTTAGCGCGGGCGACGAGGGGCAAGCCGGCGAGTGCCCTAAAACCCCGGCAGTCGGAAGGCGAGCGCTCCTTTTCATGGCCGCCATGACCGACCCCGCCCCCCCCCAAGGGCCGCCGGACGCAGGTAACCGGCAATTCAACTAAATAGGAAACGAAATGAACACGAACGATCCAACTGAACTAGACCTAGCCGCCCAAGCCTGGTTAGAATCCAAAGCAGACGAACAATCCGCCAATCTGCGCCGGATCGAAGCAGAAGCCCGCATCTTGGCACTGGTCGGCGCCAAGGAAGAAGGCGCCACCACCGTCAAAACTGAGTGGTTCAAGGTACAGACCACCGGAAAGCTAACCCGCACCCTCCAGGCCGACAAGCTGGCCGAGGTGTTCGGCTCGGTCCCGGCTGATCTGTATGGCCAGGTCATCAAGTCGGTGCCGTCGCTCAATCTCGCCGGGCTCCGCGCAGTCGAGAAAACCAACCCGGATGCCTATTCGTCATTTTGCCGCGCCATCGTGACCAAGCCCGCCAAGGCGGCGGTATCGGTCGAATTGCTGGGAGGCAAATAGCATGGCCTTTTCGCTCGCATCTATCACTAAAGGGGCCGGCCAAAAACCGCCCATCGTCGTGATTCACGGAAGCCCCGGAATCGGCAAGTCCACGTTCGGCGCCTGCGCCCCAAACCCGATCTTTCTCCGCACCGAGGACGGCTTGGGCATGCTGTCGCCCGATACGTTCCCCATGGCCAAGACCTGGGGCGATGTTATGAGCGCGCTTGGAGCCATCTATTCAGAGCAGCACGACTATAAAACCCTGGTCATTGACTCCCTTTCCGCCCTGGAGCCCGTCATCTGGGCGCAAGTCGCCGCCGACGCCAAAAAAAGCTCAGTGGAGGAATTGGGCTATGGCCGGGGCTACGTCCTGGCCCTGGACTACTGGCAGCAATTGATCCAGGGCCTGATCTCAATCCGCGATGACAAAGGCATCACGCCCGTTTTGATTGCCCATAGCGAAGTGGTTAGGTATGACTCGCCTGAGAGTGAGCCCTACGACAGATACCAGATCAAGCTGCACAAGCGCGCATTCTCGCTCCTGTACGAGCGCGCCGATGTCATTGGTTTCGCCAATTGGAGGACTCTAATCACTAAAACAGAAGTAGGATTTAATAAGTCCATCAGCCGGGGCACCGGGACGGGTGAGCGACTGCTCCACCTGATCGAGAGGCCCGCCTATATCGCCAAGAATCGTTATGGGATGCCAGAAACCATCCCACTTGATTGGCAAGCTTTCGCCGGATCGCTTCCGGCCCAATAACTCACGCAACGCAATCTAAGGAAACGCAAAATGCAACTGAACTTCGACGCAACCAACGTATTACCCGCCGACGACTTCTCTCCTCTGCCCGCCGGTGACTATCTCGCCATTGCAATCGACAGCGAGATCAAGCAAACCAAGGCGGGGACCGGATCCTACCTATCGCTCACGTTCCAGGTGGCGGATGGCCCTTATATCAATCGCCTGATCTGGGGCGCTATAACCCTGTCCAACCCGAATCCGAAGGCCAGTGAAGTTGGGCAGCGGCAGTTGTCCGCACTCTGCCACGCGGTTGGTGTGTTGCGACTGAAAGACTCGGCGCAGCTCCATAATATCCCGGTCAAGCTGCGCCTGTCCGTCGAGGAGAAGGCAGGCTACAATCCGCGTAACAACATCGAGGCGTACAAGCCCGCCAACGCCACCCACGCCCCACAACCGTTCCAGCCTGCCCAGCAGGCCCAGCAGTCCGCCGCACCCGCCTATCAACCGGCGCCACAGCCGACCCCGGCTTACCAGCCGCCGCCCGCGCCCCAGCAAGCCGCCCGCCCGCCCTGGATGAAATAGGCGAATGGTCGCCATCAACATGGCCATGCCGGACCCCACCCTGGAGTCGGTTGACGCCGCCATCCAGGCACGGGGCCGGTCTGAGCAGGCCCGGCCCTATCTCGGCATGAGCGAGATAGGGAGGGAATGCAGCCGGGCGCTTTGGTACGGATTCCATTGGTGCTCGCCGGTTTCATTCGATGCCCAAGCGTTCAAACGATTTGAAGACGGCCACCGGGGCGAAGCGCTGCAAGCGGAGAGGCTGAAAATGGTCCAAGGCGTCACGCTCTACACCGAAACAGGCGGTAAGCAATTCGGATTTTCCGACCACGGAGGGCATTTCAGGGGCCATATGGATGGCGTGGTGCTGGGCCTATTGCAGGCCCCTAAGACCTGGCACGTCTGGGAGCACAAGCAGACCGACGAGAAGAAACAGCGGGCGCTGGAGAAAGCCAAGCAGGAGTTGGGCGAGAAGCAAGCTCTCAAGGCATGGGATCCGGTCTATCACGCCCAAGCCCAAGCGTACATGGGCTATGCCAATTTGACCCGGCATTACCTGACCTGTGCCACGCCAGGCGGCCGCCACACGATCAGCGTCAGGACCGATGCCGATGCGGAAGCGTTTGCGTCGATCCGGGATAAGGCGTTGCGCGTGATT